GAAAGTCCTGACGGAAAAGTATCTTACTCGCGAATCGGCAAATATGTGACCCCCATGGAGGTGACACAATGAAGATCCTTGACGAGACCGGCGCGGTCGTGGAAAACCCCGACCTGACCCTTGGGTACCTGACCACCAGCACCGAAGAAGTCACACACCCCGCCGTAGAGGGCGTGGAGGAGCAGTGGCACTGGGAGACAGTGACCGAGTATCCGAACGGTGGCAAGGACGTGCAGAAGATCGTTGACCGCCCCGGCGTAAAGGCGCAGGAGGAATGGGTGGAACAGGTGCCGGTGCAGAGATACATCCGCTACACCGCCGAAGAGCTGGCCGCGCAGGAAGAAGAGCGCAAAAAGGCCGAAGCCCGGAAGAAGCTGCCGGACACGGTGGCGGCATTGCATGCTGCTCTGGCAGACGCGGACGCACTGAACGTTGACCAGGACTATCGCCTGACTCTTTTGGAGCTGGGCGTGACCGATGACGAAACAACTGAAAGCGCATAAACAGAAAGGAAGGAATACTATGGCACTTTATAACACTTGCAAACGCATGATCGAGCGCGGTCAGACCGCTGGTATGGCAAAGAAGCTGGACATCTTCTACGCTGCCAACAAGCTGACCGATGAACAGTACGCAGAACTGACCGAGATGCTGAACGAGAAGGACAGCGCGGAAAAAGCCGATCAATAAAAACAGGAGCTGAAAAATCAAAATGGCACTCTCGAACACGGCAACGCCGATCTACTACGGCCGGTTCCGGGAGGCCGTGATGCGCGGGGAGATCCCCGTTTGCAGAGAGATCAGCATGGAGATGAACCGGATCGACGACCTGATCGCAAACCCGGGCATCTACTATGACGATAAGGCTGTGGAAGGCTTTGTGAAGTTCTGCGAGAATGAGTTGACGCTTACTGACGGTGGAGACTTGAAACTCCTCGATTCCTTCAAGCTCTGGGCAGAAGAGATATTTGGCTGGTACTACTTTGTGGACCGCAGTATCTATGTGCCTAATCCCGGAGGGCATGGTGGTCACTACGAGCGGAAGCGTATCAAGAAGAGACTTATCACCAAGCAGTATCTCATCATTCCTCGTGGTGCGGCTAAGACCATGTATGACGCATTTATCCAGAGCTATTTTCTGACTGTGGATGTCTCGACTACGCAGCAATGCACTACAGCGCCCACTATGAAACAAGCAGAAGAGGTCCTTTCACCGATCCGTACAGCATTGGCTCGATCGAAGGGACCTCTTTTCAAGTTCATGACAGAAGGAAGCCTTCAGAATACGACTGGTGCCAAATCTGATCGTATGAAACTAGCTTCAACTAAGAAGGGTATTGAGAACTTCCTAACAAATAGCCTATTGGAAGTGCGTCCTATGACCATTGACAAGCTGCAGGGCCGAAGAGACCGTGTGGCAACTGTTGATGAATGGCTGAGCTGTGACATCCGGGAAGATCCCATCAGTGCACTTGAACAGGGTGCCTCCAAGAATGAGGACTATCTCATTGTTGCCACCAGTTCGGAAGGTACAGTCCGAAACGGTTGCGGTGATACAATCAAAATGGAGTTAATGGACATCCTGAAAGGGGAGTACATCAACCCGCATGTGTCCATCTGGTACTACAAGCTGGATTCTCTTGATGAAGTTGCAAACCCGGAGATGTGGCTGAAAGCAAATCCCAATCTGGGGCAGACCGTGAGCTATGAAACCTATCAGTTGGATGTAGAACGTGCAGAAAAAGCGCCTGGTTCCAGAAACGACATTCTGGCCAAGCGCTTTAACATTCCCATGGAAGGCTATACCTACTTCTTTCCATATGAAGAAACCCTGCCACATCGCCACCGAGATTACTGGCAGATGCCTTGTGCTCTCGGTGCAGACTTGTCGCAGGGCGATGACTTCTGTGCGTTTACATTCCTGTTCCCAATGGCGAACGGCTTCTTTGGCGTAAAAACCAGAGATTACATTACCTCTTACACGCTGTCGAAGCTTCCGCAGGCAATGCGCCAGAAGTACGACCAGTTCATGCAGGAAGGCACGCTACAGGTGTTTGATGGCACGGTGCTGGACATGATGCAGGTTTACGAGGATCTTGACAACTTCATTCAGCAGAACGACTACGATGTCCGCTCGTTCGGGTACGACCCTTACAATGCGAAAGACTTCGTAGAACGCTGGTGCACGGAGAATGGTCCGTTTGGTGTGGAGAAAGTGATTCAGGGCGCAAAAACGGAGAGTGTGCCACTTGGTGAACTGAAGAAGCTCTCTGAACAGCGGAAACTCCTTTTTGACGAAGCACTAATGCAATTTGCTATGGGCAACTGCATTACGCTGGAAGATACCAATGGCAACCGCAAACTGTTGAAGCGTCGGTCTGACCAAAAAATTGATGCAGTAGCTGCTATGATGGATGCCTACATCGCATGGAAGCTGAACCGAGATGCATTTGAGTAAGTCAGATGACCTTCTGGAAGACTTCGCCATTCGGACGAAGGTAAAGCTCAGTCGGTGCGGAGGGCTTATCTAGCGCATCCTTGACCAGAGCAAGGAGCGGGGACTCCGGTTGTGCGTTCAGTATGTCGGACAGTTCCAGAACTTTGTGTTCACTCGCAGATACATCGCCTTTGAGCAGACCCTTTTTTTTACTTTCGATTTCCTTGTTGACCTTATCGGAGAAGGTTTTCAGCGCACCAATCATGCGGTTCTGGGTGAGGGCAAACAAAGGTTTCGCATCGGCTTTGATATTTGCAAGATAGGACTTATTCCAGTTTTGTGCATAGTAAGCTTCCATAATGGTGCTAATTGCATACAGCTGGGAAGCAAGGTCAATGCCCTGTTTATTCTGTAATACAGTTCTGGCCTGATTTTCGTTGGCCTTTGCACCAACAGAATCTTCCAACTGCTCCGTGTAGAACTCTATGTCTGCTACAGCCTTGATTTTTGCACGTTGCAGGTTGCCAATGGTAGCCATGCGCTGCGATTCACTGAGCATGATGGTTGAGTAATTTGCAAGCGCATACTTGACAAATGTGAGCTCAGACAGCAATTCCGTACGTTTGGAAGCCTGAAGAAATACCAGAAGGTCATCCAGCTTTCGATTGACTTCTGTCAGTTTGGAACTGATATCCGCAAGGAAATACTGTCCAGTAGCAAAGGAAGCAATACTGAACATCTGAAAAGCCACAACCGATACAGGATTAACTTTATACAGAGAAGCAGTACCTGCCAAATGCCCGGTGGCATCTACCATGGTTGTAGACTGACCGCCCTGATGCAAGTTCATCAGAGTACCGTTGATTCCTTTTGGAAAACGGAGCACATACATATTGGAAGCAGCGTCGGTCGCAACTTGCGCAGGAATCAGCTGTAACAATGAATTGGCAGCAAGCCCTGCCTGTTCTGGAAAATCGACCTTTTGAAAACGGGTTGGATCATCAAAATCAGGATACGACTCGCAAGGAACAACTTCAAAGTTGAAATCAGCAGGACGCAGTTCGGTATCAGGCATGACTTCAGACCTCCTCCACACAGAAAGCAAATGTTACAGTACCTATTATAGCATGGGGGAGGGTACACTGGCAACAAAATTTGAGAAAAAGGAGGATGAAGCTTGTACCATAATAACCAGATTTGGCATTGGGGTGTCAAAGGCATGAAATGGGGTGTCCGGCGCTATCAGAACGAAGACGGCACGTTGAACGCAGCCGGTAAGAAGCGCTATGCAAGCGATGTTGTCGCTAATGCCAAAAAGAAGAAGGACAATCGCCTACCTGAAGATGGTCTGAACGACCCGAACCGCTGGGTAAAAGAGGACCGTGAGCGGACAAAGCGTGTGGTTGATTCCAGCAATCAGATGGCTGGCAATCTGAAAACACTGAACGACAAGTCTATGTGGATTCAAGCGCGCAGAACCCCCAAGATGGACTTGAGCAAAATGACTGACCAGGAGATGCGGGAGCAAATCAATCGTGCTATGCTGGAAAAGCAGTATGACGATATGTTCAACCCGAAGAAGGTTTATTCCGGTCGGGAAGCAGTCAGCGATACTTTGGAGATTGCAGGAAGTGTTCTTGCCATCACGAGTTCGGCACTGGGCATTGCACTGGCCATCAAAGAGTTGAAGGGTGAGTAATTTAAAATGGAATTGTATCACCACGGCATCAAAGGCCAGAAGTGGGGCGTAAGGCGTTACCAGTATGCTGATGGTACGTATACTCCGGCAGGACGGAAGCGCTATGGAGCGAACCAGAACCCAAGCCGAATGGAACGTATGGCATCCACTATGGAGATGCGAGTGAAAGATTGTGTCAACACTGCTCGAACTCAGGTGACGGGGCGGCAGTATGTTGACAGCTATCTAAAGAAGGGAACGATGTTCTCTCGGATTCAGACTTCCAAGGATTTCGAGAACTTCGCATTCTACGCTACCTATAAGAAGGCGGACAGCGACAAGTATATGGGGCTTTTCGGAAAGAATCTGATGACGCGAGCCAACTATGATGCCAAACAGGCAGAAAAGCAGGCGAACGCTTCCGGTAGCGAAGAGGATTTGGTTACGGCTACCACACTGCGCGACAAGGCTAACAACATGAAAGTCTATCAGCTGAAACTGGAAACGGTCAAGAAGTTGAAGGTGCCTTCTGATGAGAACGCCAGTGATATTACGGCTGGATTGTTGAAGGAGAAAGAGTTCAAACAGAATCTTGAAGCATCCATAGCAGATTCCAAAGAGAAGATGCGCAGACCTACCCAGCAGGTGCTTTTTAAGCAGGCTGAGAATGCGTTGAAGAAAGATCCCGCTACACTGACTGCATCCGAAAAAGTGGCTATCTATAAGGCTCTAAACCTTTCTCTGACAAATCATAACGCACAGGAAGTGGCGGCACAGAGCCGTTTCTATACGGAACTGAGCAAAAAAGGCTACAATGCGCTGTTGGATTACAATGACAAAGAATACTCCAGCTACCATGCAAAGCGCCCGATGATCGTGTTTGATACAGATTCTGTCCGCTTGCAGTCAGTGACGGAGACTAATCCGAAGGTCGTGGACAAGCTGTACATGCGTTACAATGCAGAGCGAATTGCAAAAGAAGTTGGTGCGAACACAATCGGCTACGTTTCCAAGCTGGGTAATAAGACTGTTTCAGAGTGCTCCGCTTACATGGAACGTAAAATGAATGATTATTTAAGTTAAAGGAGGATGAAGAATGTGGTAATGGAATGATGACACCATAGAACTCTGGCTAAACTGGCAGAACTCATCAAGTGCATTGGCTTAACAGCTAATGCGCTTTTTCTTTTTGGAGGAAAAATCAAAATGGAGATGAACATTGGTTCCAGGCTGAAACACGCTTGGAACGCCTTTCTCAACCGGGACCCTCCCGGAAGTAGGTATTATGGGGGTGGCTACAGTTACCGTCCCGACCGGATGCGCTTTTCCCGCGGGAGTGAGCGCACCATCATCAATTCCATCTATAACCGCATCGCTCTGGACGCGGCATCCATCACCATCAATCACGTGAGGCTCGATGAAAATAATCGGTTTGATTCGATTATTGATTCGGGCCTTAATTATTGTCTAAATACCGAGGCCAATGCCGACCAGTCTGGTCGAGGGCTGATTCAGGACATCGTGATGACTTTTTTGGAGGAAGGAGTAGCCGCAGTTGTGCCGGAGAAAACCGACTTTGACCCGCGCTACAGCAACAGCTACGAAATCTACTCCATGCGCGTTGGCGTACCAGTGGAGTGGTACCCGAACCACGTGCGGGTGCGGATGTTCAATGAGCTGACTGGGCAGAAGGGGGAGATCACCCTCCCGAAGAAGATGGTAGCTCTGATTGAAAACCCATTTTACTCAGTGATGAACGCGCCGAACTCTACTATGCAGCAGCTGGTGCGAAAGTTGGCATTGCTGGATGTGGTGGACGAACAGGCCGGAAGTGGAAAGCTGGACATGATCATTCAGTTACCCTATGTCATCAAGAGTCCGGCGCGCAGGGAACAGGCTGAACAGCGCAGGGCTGACATCGAGCAGCAGCTTTCCGGCTCTAAGTACGGCATTGCCTATACGGACGGCACGGAGCGAATCGTGCAGTTGAATCGAAGTCTCGAAAACAACATTCTGAAATCCATCGAATACCTAATGAACATGGTATACAGTCAGTTGGGTGTGACACAGGAGATCCTGAATGGCACTGCGGACGAGAAAACGATGAATAACTACATGAACCGCATCATTGAACCGGTTGTGTCGGCAATTGCAGACGAATTCAAGCGGAAGTTCCTGACGAAGACTGCCCGGACACAGGGTCAGAGCATCATGTTCTTCCGCGATCCGTTCCGTCTGGCACCTGTGAGCATGATTGCGGAGATGGCAGATAAGTTTACCCGCAACGAGATCATGACCCCGAATGAGTTCCGGCAGGTGATTGGTATGAAGCCCTCGAAGGACCCGAAGTCCGACCAGCTTGCAAACCGTAACATTGCCTCGGCTAACGAGGGGATACCCATGCAGGGCGAAGAAACTTATGCTGACGAGCAGGGTTACGGCTATGCGGATCAGCAGGAAGGAGCGTGAAAAATTCAAAATGGCAATCAATTTTGATTATGACTTTTCCGGTTGGGCGACCAAAGCCAACGTGAAGTGCTTTGATGGCCTGACCATTGCGCCGAATGCGTTCAAGGACTGCGATGGCAAGGTGGTTCCGGTCGTATGGAACCATGACCATAGCGCACCCGAAAGTGTTCTGGGACATGCACTGTTGCAGAACCGTAAGGAAGGCGTGTACGCATACGTCAAATTGAATGATACATCCAGTGGCCAGACTGCCAAGGCCTGCGTGGATAATGGCGACATTGACGCAATGTCCATCTATGCGAACGGCATCCAGAAAGCAGGTCGAACCGTAATGCACGGTATGATCAAGGAACTGAGTCTGGTAATTGCCGGATGCAACCCCGGTGCTCTGATCGATGAAGTCGTGAAGCACAGCGCAGATGGCACTGAAACAGACAGTTCCGAGGCCTATATTTATACCGATTCTGGTCTGAGCCTGAAGCATGGGCTGGACCCGGACGATAATCCGCTGGAGGACGAAACATTGCAGCATTCGGATGATTCCAGCGAAACCGACAAGGAAAAGAAAGGAGAAAGCAAAATGGCTGATGCCAACGAGAAGACCGTCAAGGAGGTATTTGATACCCTGACGGAGGAACAGAAGAACGTGGTTTACGCTATCATCGGCTCTGCTCTGGATGAAGGCAAGGGCGGTGAGAGCGACGACAAGGGTGATGGTGAGGAGGAAAATACTATGCACCACTGCTTTGAGAACGACAACGGCGGCACTGTGCTGAAGCACAGTCTGGATGACATCAACGGCATTATCGCAACTGCCAGCAAGCACGGCACTCTGCGCGATGCTTTCCTGGATGCAGGCATTACCGGCGATGAACTGGCCCACAGCATCGAGAACATGGACTACCTGTTCCCGGATGACCACAATCTGGATACGGTGCCCCGCATTGTGGACCGCGACCAGACCTGGGTTGACAAGGTTATGAATGGTGTCCATCATGTGCCGTTTGCCCGCGTCAAGGTCATGTTTGCTGACCTGACCGAAGATGAGGCCCGTGCCAAGGGTTACATCAAGGGCAACTACAAGAAGGAGCAGGTGTTCAAGCTGCTGAAGCGTTCCACCACTCCGACCACCGTTTACAAGAAGCAGCGCTTCGACCGTGACGACATTGTTGATATGTCTACCATGGACGTGGTCGGCTTTGTCAAGAAGGAGCAGCGCGGCAAGCTGAACGAGGAGCTTGGCATGGCATTCCTGATCGGCGATGGCCGTGACGATGCCAGCGATGACAAGATCAACGAGCTGAACATCCGTCCCATCTTCAACGATGATGATTTCTACACCATCAAGGTTGTGGTTCAGCCCGGCACCAACGCAAACGAGGATGCCAAGGCCAAGGCAACCATCAAGTCCATCATCAAGGCCCGTAAGGAGTACAAAGGCTCCGGCTCTCCGACCTTCTACACCACCGATGATGTGCTGACTGACATGCTGCTGCTGGAGGATGGCATCGGTCATCCGCTGTACGCCGACGAGGCTGCTCTGGCCCGAAAGCTGCGCGTGAAGGAGATCGTTACTGTTCCTCGCATGGAAGGCCGCAAGGGTGCTAAGGGTGGAGACCTGCTGGGCATCGTGGTCAATCTGGCCGACTACACTGTGGGTGCCGATAAGGGCGGCGAGGTCAACATGTTCGATGATTTCAACATCGACTACAACCAGCTGATCTACCTGATCGAGACCCGCTGCTCCGGTGCAATGACCACTCCGTATGGCGCAATGGCCATCGAGATGGATGCTGCCAACTCTTCTAAGGTCTGATAAGGAGGTAAAACGATATGCTGAACAAGCTCTACGAGCAGGGCAAGGACCTGCACGTTGCAAACTATGTGGCCTATGGCAAGACCGCTGACCACAAGCTGTATGCCGACGAAGGCTATAAGGAGACCGTGACCAAGGTCGAGATCGAGGATGCCTTCAAAAAGGGCCGTCTGGTGATCGTGGAGGGCGCAAACTATCTGGTGCCTGTGGCCTTTGGTGCGACCGGTGTGATCACCGTTGTGACCGGTGAGACCGTGAAGACCCAGGCATGGGCTGCTTCTGCCGAAAAGTAAGCAGAATAATCAAGATGGAGTGAAAGTGCTATGAGCAAGTGGTTTGGGAAGCTTGGTTTCGTGGAGACCAAGGAGACAGAGCTGAGTGTGCACTCGGAGATCGTGACAGAGCGTGACTGTTACGGCGACCTGACACGGAACACGCGCAGGTTACAGTCCCTCGACAAGGTGAACGATGATATCAGCCTTGCGAACACGCTAAGCATCATCGCTGACCCGTATGTTCAGGAGCACTTTTGCAATCTTCGGTATGTGACGCTTTACGGCGGAAAATGGAAGGTGACGGACGCGAGCGTGGAGTATCCGCGCATCGTGCTGACGCTGGGAGGGTTATGGCATGGCAATGAAACTGAGTGAAAGACGCTCCGGGCTGGATGCGCTTTTGCGCAGCATCGTGAAACAGCGGTGCGGCAGTGAAAACGTGTACTACCAGCCGCCTGCAAACCTGCGGATGAAATACCCTTGTATCTGCTACAAGCTGGAAAAGATCCGCAGCCCGAAGGCTGACGACCGCGTATACCGCCAGACCTTCCATTATTCTGTTACCGTGATCGACACGAAACCTGACAGCGAAATGACGGCGGCCATGGGTTTGCTTGCAAAGGCTTCTCATGACCGCCATTTTATTTCGGACAACTTATACCACGACGTATTCAGCGTGTGGTACTGATACCTATTTATAAAGGAGGATAAAACCCTATGGCAAAACTGAATTGGGACGTTGACGGTACCCGCAAGTTCCACGCCGGTGTTTCGCACGGCGTGGTTTACCCCAAGGCCGATGGCGAGGGCTACGACAATGGCGCTGCATGGAACGGCCTGACCGGCGTGACGGAAAGCCCCAGCGGCGCAGAACCTACCGACCTGTGGGCTGACAACATGAAGTACGCCCGCCTGATCTCCGGCGAGGACTACGGCTTTACCATTGAATCCTATATGTACCCGCCCGAGTTTGAACCCTGCGACGGTCTGGGCAGTCCTGTGAAGGGCGTGCGCATCGGCCAGCAGAAGCGCAAGGCATTCGGCTTTACATGGCAGACCAAGGTGGGCACCGATCAGGACCCCGATGCCGGTTACATCATCCATGTGGTGTGGAATGCGACCGCAAAGCCTGCTGAGAAGAGCCACGAGACTATGAACGATAGCCCGGATGCCGAGACCTTCAGCTGGGAGTGCGATACCGTGCCTGTGAACATTGCAGACCTGAAGGCTGCGGCGGTGGCAGAGTTTGACAGCACTGAGCTGACCGCAAAGCAGATGAAGGCCGTGGAAGACCTGCTGTACGGCACTGAGAGCGAGGGCGCAAAGCTGCCCACCCCGGACGAGCTGCTCGCTGCAGTAAAGGCTGCTGTCTGATAAAATCAAAATGAAGTAAAGGAGAAGATTACAATGATTAAGAAGACTATTTCCTATGCCGACTATGACGGCACTAATCGTACCGAAGACTTCTACTTCAACCTGTCCATGGCCGAATTAACGGAGATGCAGATGAGCGTGGAAGGCGGTATGAGGGGCTACATCCAGCGCATTATGGCAGCCAACGACCAGACTGCGCTGATGAAACTGTTCAAGGACGTTCTGCTGCTGACCTACGGTAAGAAGAGCGACGATGGCCGTCTGTTCCTCAAGAATGATACCATTCGTGCAGAGTTCGAGGCCAGCCCGGCTTTCAGCGCAATCTACATGGAGCTGATGTCCGATGCGCAGAAGGCGGCAGATTTCATCAATGGTCTGATGCCTGCTGACCTGCGCAATCAGAACCCGGCTATGGAAATGGCCGCAACCGCAAGCGCTGCGCCTGCACTGAACGTGGCACCGGTGCAGGGCTGATAAGTTCTGATATTTTGCCGCTTTGGCGGAGAGAGGCTGCGCCGGGAAATTTCCGGGCAGCCTTTATTTTTTTGTCTGAAAAGACACGCATTTAAGAGCACAGGGGGGAGTGAAAGAATGCTGGAGCTGCATATTCCCGGCGAAGAACGCTGGGATGAGCGAACAAACATGTTCGTATACGACAAGCCGGTAACTTTGAGGTTGGAATACAGCCTGCTCTCCCTGTCTAAATGGGAAAGCAAGTGGCACAAGCCGTACTTGGATGAAAACGTGAAGAAAACACGCGAAGAAACGCTTGATTTCGTCCGATGCATGACTCTGACAAAGGGTGTGGACCCGACCGTATACGCAAGACTGCGGCGGGAAGACTGGCTGGCCATTCAACGATATATGAGCGACCCGATGACGGCCGCGACCTTTAAAGACCGCAAAGGCGGCAAGAAGCGTGCACGCTACCAGACGGCAGACCTGTTTTATGCCGCCATGGCAAGCTACGGCATCCCGTTCGAGTGCGAAAAGTGGCACCTGAACCGGCTTTTGGCACTGATCCGAGCCTGCGGGGAAGAGAACCTGCCGCCCGAGAAGATGGGCAGGCACGAGCAGGCGGCGCACATTCGGGCGCTGAACGCACAGCGCAGGGCGAAGTTTCACTCGAGGGGGTAAGTGCTTTTGAGCAATGTAATTGAGATCCGGCAGAAAGGCGACTTTAAGAAAAGCCTGACCTTTTTCAGCCACATCAAGAGCTGGAACGTGCGGCCGATCCTTGAGAAATACGGAAAGCTGGGTGTAGAAAGACTTGCAGATGCCACCCCGAAAGCCACTGGAAAGACGGCGGCAAGCTGGAGCTACGAAATCAAAATGGACAAGAGCGGGATCACGCTTTGTTGGCAGAACTCTAACATTGTGGATGGAGTGCCCATTGCGGTGATCTTACAATACGGACACGGGACAAGAAACGGGGCCTATGTGCAGGGGGTAGATTATATTAACCCTGCCTTGGCTCCGATTTTTTCTGCTCTGGCCAATGAATTGTGGAAGGAGGTGCGAAATCTTTGAGCAAAGAAGTAGATGAACGCGTCGTAGAGATGCGGTTCAACAACGCATTGTTTGAAAGCAAAGTTCAGCAGACAATGCGAAGCTTGACGGCACTCAACGAAAAACTGATGTTCAAAGGAGCGGAAAAAGGCTTTGAGAAAGTCTCAGATGCATCAGAAAAGGTAAAATTCAATGCGTTGCTGAATGCTCTGGATAGTCTGAGCCAAAAATTCTCGGCTGTCGAGGTGATTGGCGTAACTGCGCTGATGCGGATTACAAATCAGGCAGTTGATGCCGGTGAGCGGCTTGTCAAAGCATTATCGCTTGATCCTATTATCAGTGGCTTTCAGGAGTATGAAACGCAGATCAATGCAGTTCAGACGATTCTGGCCAATACATCAAGCAAAGGCACTACGTTGGACCAAGTCAATGCTGCACTGGATGAGCTGAATCACTATGCCGACCTGACGATTTACAATTTTACGGAAATGACCCGTAACATTGGTACGTTTACAGCGGCAGGCGTTGATTTGGATACTTCCGTTTCAGCTATTAAGGGTATTGCAAACCTTGCAGCTGTATCTGGCTCGACCAGCCAGCAGGCTAGTACAGCCATGTATCAGCTCTCACAGGCACTCGCATCCGGTACTGTGAAATTACAGGATTGGAACTCCGTAGTCAATGCTGGTATGGGCGGTCAGGTGTTTCAGGATGCCTTGAAAGAAACAGCTCGTGTGCATGGTATTGCCATTGATAGCATGATAAAAAAGGAAGGTTCCTTCCGTGAGACCTTATCCAAGGGATGGCTGACTTCGTCTATTTTGACTGAAACTCTTCAGAAGTTCACTGGCGATCTCAATGAGGAAACCTTGAAGTCCATTGGATACACCGATGAGCAGATCAAGAAAATCATGGAGATGGGCAAGACTGCAAATGACGCTGCAACAAAAGTCAAAACGTTCAGTCAGTTGAAAGATACTTTGACCGAAGCGCTGCAGTCTGGATGGACTCAGACATGGCAAACGATTATTGGTGACTATGAAGAGGCGAAAGAGCTTTTCACAAGATTCAGTGACGTCTTTTCAGATCTTATCAACAAATCGTCTGAAGCCCGTAATACGGTATTGGCGGGAGGTCTGAATAGCGGTTGGCAGCAATTGAATACCGCATTGGGTAACAGCGCTGACTTTTATAGTCAGATGCTGGAAAAAGTCATGCTTGCAAACGGCTCAATCAGTCAAAAACAAATTGATGATGCAGGAAGTTTTGCCAAGGCTTTGCAGCAGGGCGGGGTTTCTGCTGAGCAGCTTCAAGACGGTTTGAAAGAATCGTATAAGCAACTTTCAGCGCTAGGGGCTTTGAGTGACGATGCACTAAAAGCCAAAAAACTCGACCCCGCTCAGGTGAGGTCTCTGGCAAAGAGCTTTGAGGAAGTTAACCAGAAGGTTGCAGACGGTAGCCTGGATCTTGATATTTACTCCAAGAAAATCGGTGAACTCTCCGGTCGGGAGCATCTGATCGAGTCCATCTGGAATGTCTTTGAGGCACTTGAAAAAGTTGTGGAGCCGGTAGCACGTGCCTGGCAGAAGATATTCTCGCCTATCAGTGCCGATCAGGTCTACAACATTGCAAAATCAATTGATGAGTTTACTGCAAATCTCAGCATTAGTGACGAGACAGCAGATAAAATCGAACGAACATTCAGCGGCATTTTTGCAGTGCTGAATGTTGGAAAAAATATGCTTTTAACCATTGGTAAGGCTCTGGGAAAAGCATTCAATGCTGTATCTCCACTTGCTGGTGGATTTTTAAGCATTACGGCGGCACTGGGCGATTGCTTGGTTGAGATGGCCAATGCGGTCAATAACTCTAGGGCGTTTAAGACGACACTGGACGGTATTTACTGGATCATCGGAAAAGTGTCTGAAGGAATGCAGGCTTTTGCAGGGGTATTGACTAATGTATCGAATAACGTCTCTGTCGTGTTCGACCCGTTAAAGACCCTTGGCGAGTGGTTTGAAAATTTTATTTCTTTCATCACACCAAAGCTGAAATGGCTTGCTGATAAAATCGGGGAGATTTTTGAAGAACTGGGCAGCGGTGCATCCGGTGCTTTTGGCAATCTGAATGGCAACGCACTTTGGGGCTTTGCAAATGCTGGAATGATTGCCGGGCTCATTGCAGGCATTAAGGGCTTTCTGGAAGCCTTTAAAGATATCGGCTCTACCGTTAAAGACACAATCGGGGGTGTGGCAGAACTTCTTAACAAGTTAGGAGAAGCTGTTACTGCATGGAAAAACAACAAGAACGCAGAAACGCTCAAGACAATTTCGACCGCTGTGGCAATTCTTGCGGGGTCACTTGTTGTGCTTTCGCTGGTGAAGCCAGAACGGTTGGCTGCATCTACGGGAGCGATGATTGCGCTGTTTGCTGAACTGCTTGTGGCGCTTGCAATTTATGACGAAATTGCGAAAAAAACCAAAAAAGTTGGCAAAGGCACCAGTTCAATGGTCGTTATGGCAGCAGGTGTTATGATCCTTACGTCTGCGCTGAAGAAGATTTCTGAAATTGAAACCGGAAAGCTTCTGACTTCAGTTATCGCATTGGGCGCGGTGATAGCAGAATTGGTTGTCGCACAAGTTGCAATTTCAAAATGGGCAAAAGATGGTGCTAAGCATGCCATGAGTATGCTTGCAATGGCTGCGGCAGTTCGTGTCCTTGCAGAAGCAGTAGAACAGTTGGCTGACCTTGGCTGGGATGGAATTGAGAAGGGTCTTATTGCCGTAGCAGGACTGCTGGCGGAAGTTGCTGCGTTTTCGGGGCTGAGTAATTTTGGCGGACTGACGGCAGGAAAAGCAGTTGGAATTTTGGTCCTGGCAGCAGCACTGAGTGTGTTGGAAAAATCAGTGTCAGCATTCAGCAAGATGCCGGTAGACGAACTCCAGAATGGAATTGGTGCACTGGGTGCGATTCTTGGCGAAATTGCGGTTTTCAACATGCTGTCCAACTCGGCAGAACATGTGCTTTCAACAGCAACTGCCTTAACTATTTTGTCCGGAGGACTGTTGATTCTATCCAATGCTCTGGCAAACCTCGGCGGCATGACACTTGGTCAGATCGGCGTGGCACTGGCAGCAATGGCAGGCGGACTGATTGAAATGGGCGTCGCACTGACTCTTGTAAAAGGCTCTCTTGGCAGTGCAACCTCGTTCCTTATCATGTCGGTTGTGTTGAATGCTCTCGTTTCTCCGCTGAAATCTCTTGGCGAAATGTCACTTGAAGAGATCGGGCATGGATTACTCGCAGTTGGCGGGGCACTTGGCATTTTTGCGATTGCTGTTGGAACAATGTCGCTTGCCGGTCCAATCGTCATTGCTGTTTCTGCAGCTCTGAGTTTGCTGGCAGGAAGCTTTGCATTGCTGCTTGGAACGATGGCAGCAGTAAGTCTAATGCCTCTTCAGATGGAAGCACTTGTCGTGGCACTTGGAACGCTTGGCTCTGCAATTGGCGTTTTTATCGCTGGAGTAATCGCAGGGCTTGGAACAGCAGCTGGAAGCATTGCTATTGCAGTCGCTGAAATTATTGTAGCGGTATGCAACGCAATTGCGCAGGCCGTTCCTGCAATCGGCAATGCACTTGCTCAGCTTATCGTGGCCATTTGCAATGTTATCGTACAGTGCAGTGAGCCTATTGGACAGGCTTTGTTTACGCTGGGCACTGTAGTGATCCAGACCATTATCAATCTGATCGCATGGGCATGGGATGGTGGCGGTGAGGGAGGCGGCATCAAAGGCGCACTGAGTGAACTGCTGGGAAATATTGTTGCATGGCTTTCGGAACATCTCAATCCGATAAACATGTTTGGCGGCTTGCTTGGCACGATTTCGGGCTTCTTTGGCAAAATCGGAGAATATATGTCTCAGGGACTTGCTAATGGCCTGAATACTGGAGCTTCAGTGCAGATTGCAAACAACGGTGTTCAGACTCTGTGCAATAAGGTGAAGGATTTCTTTCGGAATGCGTTTGGAATCAATTCGCCTTCGACCTGGATGAGGAAGCTCGGCCAGTGGTTTGCACCGGGTCTTATAAATGGACTGAATGGAACAGCATCTATTGCGAAGCTGAATGCTGGAACCAAGGTATTTGGTGAAAATGTAAAATCTGGACTTTCCGGTACGTTTGATGGTTTGAACAGTTGGATGTTCAACAAAGGCAGCGATGCAGCCAGCAGTTTCTATAACGGACTTGGCGCGGCGAAGAACATCCGAACTGGTTCCAAAGACGACTGGTTTGACGAGTGGTACGAAAAAGAGATCAGCAAGTACCGGAATGTGACTCCGAATACCGTGGCAGATGATGCTGCGGAAGATATTCTTGGAACACTTTTTGGGTCTGGAGATACGAGCCCCACCGGTTCTGGCGGTACAACCACTGGCAAGACCAAAAAATCCTCCGGCTCCGGCACGAAGAAGACCGTGGCCCAGCAGATCGAGGAAAAGTACAAGCCGAAGCTGGAAGCAAACAAGGCGGCACGGGAAGCACTGGACAGCGAGTACGAGCTGTGGCAGACCGAGAACCAATACAGCGCGGACGAGGACACGCTGCTGGCGAAGAAGATGGAGAACGCGGCGGCAGAAATTGCGAACCAGACCGACCGGGTGGCCATTGCACAGGCAAAGTACGACGAAATGCTGAAGCGCTGGGGCGCGGACAAGACCGAGACCAAGGAAGCCTACGCCAGCCTGCTGAGCGAAAAGACCAGCCTTGCGAAATTGCAGGCAGACCAGTACACCGGCCTGTTTGAAGACATCACGAAGCGGTATGACACCGACCTTGGTACACTGGAAAAAGAGTATAACCTCTGGACGGCCCAGAACGACAGCACGGCCTCGAAGCTGGACAAGATCGACCGGGAGACCGAGTACCAGAAGAACGAGCTGGAACTGAAGCAGAAGAAGGAAGCCAAGGCGAAGGAGCAGTGGGACACCCTGCGGAAGGAATACGGCGAAAGCGACCTGCGAACAAAAGAGGCCTGGAACGACTATCTGGATACACAGACCGAGAGCCTGCAGCTTCAAAATGACATTGCAAAGCAGTCGCTTAACAAGCTGGATGCGCAGCTTTCCATCATCAAGGACGAACAGAGCCGGATGCAGAGTCGGATGGACCTGCTGACGAGCATCTACGGCGACGGCAGCCTGAAAGACCGTGAGGACGCCTACAAGCAGGCGGTGGAGCAGTACGGCGAAAACAGCGCTGAGGCAAGAAAAGCGAAGTATCAGGGCATCACGACCAGCATTCTGGGCACAGTGGAAGCGCTGCAGAACATGAATGCCGAGCTGGAAAAGACCCGGCTCATCCAGCAGCAGCTGGCGGACGGCAAAGACCTGAATGGCAATCCGCTGAGCAAAGACGACGTGAACGACTTGAAGGACCAGCTGCTCTCCTCCCGCAGTTCTATGGTGAGCTTTGCAGGGGCACTGGCAGATGCCATGGGCCTTGAGGACAGCGCCAAAAGCGCGGTGGTAAAGCTTGCCAATGCCATCCAGAAGAACTGGGTGCCCATCAGCAATGCGTGCAGCGAGGTGTGGACGAAGGTCTCCGGAGCCATGGGCGAGGAGATGACGAACACCCTGAGCACCGTATTCAAGGCGGCATTCAGCGAGGAAGGCATGGAGATCGGGACGGAATTCGTCTCGGCCATTGCATCTGCCATGCAGGGAGACTACGCCGGCGCCATCATTTCGGCGGCAACGGGACTGATCGATCTGCTGTTTACGGACACCGGAAAGCAGCTGACCGGAGGGGCAGGAGACATGCTGCTGAAGCTGTTTTCCGGAATTCAAAATGGAGACCTTGCAGGAAAGCTTGCCAACATCGGGACAGCCGCGGCAAATGTCGGCAATTCCCTGAGTGGACTGCTGCCCATGCTTGGACAGCTGGGAACGACAGGAGCCGGTGCAGGAATGGCAGTTGGCGGCATTGGCGAAGCACTGGGCGGGCTGGGCGCTTCCATACTGGCGGTGCTGCCGGAACTGCTGATTGTGGTGGGTATTATTGCAGCTATCGCGGCACTGATCGGCGGTATTGCGTGGTTTATCAGCAGTCGGAAGAAGGAAAAGGCCACTGGCGCAAAGGACGTTGGCTCGGAGATCGACAAGGGCATCAGCGATGGCGTGAAGGAAGATGCGCCCATTGTGGACGATGCCGTGAGCGACATGACCGAGAACGCCATGGACATTGCGAAGGGTTCGCTTGGGACCATCAGCAAGGTGATGGGCGACGACTACGAGTACACGCCCCAGATCGTGCCCGTGGTGGACCTGACCAACGTGCTGGAAGGTGCGGACGAGATCGACAATGCCTTTGCGGCGACAAAATCGCTGAGCCTTGACGGAGACGTGAGCCGGAACCTTGCAGACAAGATCGATGCCGAAGTGCAGCTTCAAAATGGACTGAAGAGCGCCGGAAATGAGGACACTCTGCGTGCCATCAACGCACTGGCCGGGCACATGGACGGCGTGGCCGATAGCATCAAGGGCATGAGCGTGACCATCAACGGCAGAAAGGCCATTGGCTACATCGACGACCGGATGGGACGGCTGACTGCAGCGAAAGTGAAGTGAGAAAATGGCGATCATCAAAGAACTGAACCCCGGTGATACCCTGAAAGTGTACGAGGACGGCGTTGCAGCAAAGTTTGTGGTGGCCAAGCACAACTACGAAAAAGACCTGAACGGCAAGGGTAAGACCCTGCTGATGCGCACCACCTTGCTGAAAGACGCAGTGCAGTGGGGCAACAACGAGAAAGATGTTTCGTGGAAGAACGAGCCGACCCTGCGCAACTGGCTGGAAAACACCTACGCAGCACGACTGAGTGAGGACACGCTGAAGACCATCGTGCCGGTGACGATCCGGTATGATTATGGTTCAAGTGAGAGCGGTACGCTGGAAGAGCAGCGGTTCTTTGTGCCGAGGGCAGTAGACTTCAGCGGAGATACGGCGCTGTTTACTGGAATCCGAAGATTTTTTGAGGATAGTCTGAGCGGCGGCAGGGCGGATATTACCGAAGGAAGTAACATCTACGACCTGTGGACATATGTGTTCAGCACGCGAAGCACCAAAAACTACGAGTATGACGATAACACCCGCGGAGAGGCGCTGAGCCTTTACGTGAAGCACGGCAGAGGTGCCGACCCCGGGTCGCCGGGGTACATTAACACCTACTGGGATACGACAACGGGACAGTGGGGAGTTTCCAGCCCGAATATTCTCGTATGTTTCTGCGTGGACGAGAACGCCACGGTGGACGACAATGGATGTCTGACAGCCAACAGCGGACCGGAGATCCAGAGCAACTACTTTGGCATGAACGGCGTATTTGGGCGGTGGGGAAAGTTCGGGCTGCCGTACCGCGTTTATGATGCAGATGGCAACACCATTACCGTGACCGAAAAGCTGAACGGCGAAGTGCACAGGACGTTTACGGCAATTCAAAATGGAGTATACCGGTTTGAAATATCACAGAAAGAGCTGGAAAGCTTTGACTGGAACACCGACTATACCCTGACGGTAGAAGCCAGCGACGGCCGGACCACCAACCGGAAAAGCTGCAAGGTGAACCGCATCCGTTCATCCGGGTACGTGGTGTACATCGGGCAGATCAAAGGCACGGCGGATGGACAGAGCTACTACTGGACAGAGCGAAACATTCTGGACGATCCGTTTAACGAGAATGCGCCGGTGATCCTTGACCCGGAAGTGACACTGGAAGCCAACGCGATCAGCTCGTTTACCTTTACAGTGCCCGTCTCGAACCCGTTCTACAACAAGCTGGAGCTGAAAAAGCCGGTAGTCAGCATAGAAGAGGACGGCCGCGAGATCTTTATGGGCTACATCACTGAAACGGAAAAGAACTTTGAGCTGGACATGGAAGTGACCTGCGAGAGCGAGTTTGGATACTTGCAGGACAGAGACTGTCAGGTGGAGAACAAGTTCTACACGGCACCCGAACTGCTGGCACTGGCGCTGACCGTGGAGGACGACCCGGAAGAACACATCGGCTTCAAGGGCGAAGGCAAGGTGTTCCTGCCCGGAAACGTGACCGTGGAAAAGCCGGAAAGCGACACGGACAAGGAGACCAAGGCCATCAGCGACTGTTGGAGCGTACTGACGAACAGCCTGACCGGGAAGTACGGCGGATATCTGCGCCTGCGCAAAGAAATCAAAATGGTGGACGGCGTGCGCGTTTACACAAGATATCTGGACTATCTGGCAAAACTGAACGACAAGACCGATCAGGTGATCGAGCTTGGAAAGAACCTGCTGGACATTTCGTACTACATCAAGGCCGGGGACATCGTGAACTCGGTGAAGGCATACGGCTGGTACACGAGCGGATGGCTCTTCTGGCAGACCACGAACCCCATCTCGCGGGAAGCGTACAACGGAGAATCCATCAAGAAGTACGGCCTGTGCCAGCGCGTCCTTGTGGTGGAAGGAACCGATTCCACGGGAGACAGCCTTTTGAAGAAGGCCACGGACGAGCTGAAAAAGTACAGCGGTTTCACCGGAAGTGTGCAGATCAACGCTGCAGACCTGTGTGATATTGGCGTGGACACCGACCGGCTGGACTTTATGAAGGAGACGTACGTGCTCGCGGAACCGCACAGTATCGATGACTGGCTGCCCTGCACGAAGGAAGTGATCCCGCTGCATGAGCTGGACCAGAAAGACTTTACCTTTGGCGCGACCACGGCAAAGCTCTCGTCTTTGCAGGCGGGCAACTTTGCAACGGCGGGCAAGGCGTGGAACGCGATCCAGTCCACCATTGGATACATCAACAAGTGAGGAGGATCAATGTACCATTCTCTTATTATAAATGTAGGCGACGACTACATTGACACCTGGGACGACTGGAAGCTGATCCCTTCCTCGCGGCCGGTGATCGCACCGCCCATTGAGCGGACGAAATTCGTGACTGTGCCCGGCAGAGACGGCGCACTGGACTACAGCCGTACCCCTGCAAACCGCCCTACCTACGATGACCGTACCGGAAAAATTGAGTTCTACCTCGAAAACGACTATGCCGGCTGGGACTGGGAGACCGCGTACACGACCATCTGCGAGACCTTGAAGGGACAGCGGGTGCGGTTTGCGCTGGAGGACAATCCCAGCCATTATTATTCGGGTCTCTTGTGGGTGGACCAGTTCAAAAGCGACAAGGGGCACTCGAAGATCACGCTGGAGTACAACTTGCACCCGACCATGTACACCCTGAAGGTGGAAGCCGTGGCGCTGAACGTATACGATCTGAAGCTGAACAGAGGCATGGAGTACCAGCTGCTGGTGGGCGTTGGGCCGACGAATACGTTCTACCGCAAGATGAACGTGACCGCGAAACCGCGGGACGTGGTGAAAATTACTCAAAATGGGACCATTCTGGCCCTGCGGAAAGGCACAGCGGTGGTGACGGCAGAGTGCGGCGGCGTGAAAGCCGAGTGCGCCGTGACGGTAGGCGCTTACGAGAGCTTTACCATTGAGCGGGCACTGGACGGCGTGAGCGAGACAAACCCGGTGGGGAGCATCGTTGCCGGCATGAGCTACCAAAATGTGTTCAACGTAGGCGACAGCGAGAAGGAAATGCTGGAACTTACCGTAGAGATGGGCGGCACGGATGTGACCGGAAGTTGTGTTGTTATGGCAGAGGACAACGCGAGCGCACAAATCAAAATGGCATCGGTGACGGGAAATATCAAGATCACAGCGCATGCTGCAGCAAAGCCGGTGGCGGCGATGCTGTGCAATGATACCCTGCCTGTGGAGGTAAAGCCGCTGAAACGGGTAGAAGGAGCATTCCGGCTTGGAAAATGAAAGGAAGGATGATATTTGAGTTTGGAAGCGTATTCCATTTTGAAAAATGGAAACGAAAAGCTCTCGGAGCATTTCAAGGTGCGCGAGTTCTACTGCCGTGACGGCAGCGACCCGGTGTTCATTGACACGGCGCTTGTGGAGGTGCTGGAGAAGATCCGTACGCACTTTGGCAAGCCTGTGACCATCACGAGTGGGTTCCGCACGGCAAGCTGGAACGCAAAGCAGAAGAATGCCGCAAAGTTCAGCCAGCATCTGTACGGCAAGGCGGCAGACATTCAGGTGCAGGGCATCAGCGTGGAGCGGGTGTATGCCTACGCGGACAGGCTGCTGGGCAACGCCGGTGGCTGCGGCATTTACCCGCCCGGTCTGGGACGCGCCAATGGCTGGGTGCATGTGGACGTGCGCAAAGCCAAGAGCCGCTGGAAGGGATGAGCGCCGATGGAAAGCATCATTGCCGCCATCCTCAGCGGTGTTGTGACCCTGATCGGCGTGCTGATCGCAAACTCGCGTTCCAATGCCGTGATGGAATACAAAATTGAGGAGCTGACCCGGGAAGTCCGCAAGCACAACGGTTTTGCGGAGAAGATCCCGGTCATCCAGAGAGATATTCAGGTGCTGAACCACAGAATGTCCGACATCGAAGTACATGAATACGAACACGAAAGGAGCAACGTATGAATTTCAACATTACTGCAGGCACCATTGCACGTACCGCCGTTCTTCTGCTGGCTCTGACCAACCAGATGCTGAGCGCCATGGGCAAGAGCCCGCTGCCTATCGAGAGCACCACTGTGGAGCAGCTGGTGACGGCTGGCATCACGACCATTGCGGCACTTGTCGCATGGTGGAAGAACAATTCCTTTACGAAGGAAGCCATTGCGGCCGACAAGGAGTATGACCGCCTGAAGGCAAAGAGCGGGAAGTAAAAATGATATTTTGGGCAGGGCAGGAGCGGAAAACGTGATCCACACACGTATCCAACGCTGAATGTTTCTTCTGCACTGCCTGAAAATAGTTCATCTGGCACTCACCGAAGGCAGGAACTGCCGAAAATTCAAAATGGAGTGACCGGTAAGATGAAGAAAGCCCCTGCAACGATCGTTTATGGCTCTGAGTGGGAGCTGTGAGCGAAAGTTGCAGGGACTTTTATTTTTAGCATGAGCGGAGTGCTAAAGCGGGGTAAGAAGTTGACGGTACGTACATTATTCGTACATTTTTGAATAAATATTGCGTAGGTACGATAATAAAATAGAAAGTCACAAAATCTTAACAAAAAGAAGCAAAAAAGGTCTTGATTTTTCGGGTCAAGATGAGTACAATACACTTAGCACTCAGAGAAATGGAGTGCTAAAGAACCGAAGAGCCGACACGAGGCCCTTTGGACACAGCAAAGTTTTAAATTATATTTTTACTATAGGAGGGCAAGAACTATGAAGATCATTCCTCTTGCAGACCGTGTTGTCATTAAGGCTGTTGAGGTTGAGGAGACCACCAAGGGCGGTCTGATCCTGACCGGCAGTGCTAAGGAAAAGCCCCAGGTGGCTGAGGTCATCGCTGTCGGCCCCGGCGGCGTTGTGGACGGCAAGGAAGTCAAGATGACTGTGAAGGTCGGCGACAAGGTCCTCACCAGCAAGTACTCCGGTACCGAGGTCAAGGTGGACGGCGAAGAGTGCACCATCGTCCGTCAGGGCGATATCCTGGCAGTCGTTGAGGACTGAGCAGTTTCCCCTCTGATATTTGAAAATTGAGCTTTAAAGGAGCGATTTGATTATGGCTAAGCAGATCAAGCAGGGCGAGGATGCCCGCAAGGCACTGTGTGCCGGTATCGATACCCTGGCAAACACCGTTAAGATCACCCTGGGCCCCAAGGGCCGCAATGTGGTGCTGAGCAAAAAGTTCGGCGCACCGGTCATCACCAACGATGGCGTGACCATTGCCAAGGAGATCGAGCTGAAGGACGAGTTCGAGAACATGGGCGCACAGCTGGTGCGTGAAGTCGCTACCAAGACCAACGACGCAGCAGGCGACGGCACCACCACCGCAACCGTTCTGGCACAGGCCATGGTCACCGAGGGCATGAAGAATGTCACCGCCGGTGCAAACCCCATGGATATCCGCCGCGGCATGAGCAAGGCTGTTGCCAAGGCTGTTGAGACCATCAAGGCTCACAGCCAGAAGGTGAAGGACAGCAACGATATCGCCCGCGTCGGCACTATTTCTGCAGGCGACCCCGAGATCGGCCGTCTGATCGCCGAGGCTATGGAGAAGGTCACCTCCGATGGTGTTATCACCATTGAGGAGAACAAGACCACCGCTGAGACCTACAACGAGATCGTGGAAGGCATGCAGTTCGACCGCGGCTACCTTACCCCGTATATGGTCACCGATACCGACAAGATGGTGGCTGATCTGGACAACGCCGCTATCCTGATCACCGATAAGAAGATCAGCGTGATTCAGGATCTGGTCCCTCTGCTGGAGCAGGTCATGCAGAACGGTATGAAGCTGCTGATCGTGGCTGAGGACATTGAGGGCGAGGCTCTGTCCACTCTGATCGTCAACCGCCTGCGCGGCACCCTGAACGTCTGCGCTGTCAAGGCTCCCGGCTTTGGCGACCGCCGCAAGGAAATGCTGCAGGATATCGCAACCCTGACCGGCGGCACCGTGGTCTCCTCCGATTTGGGCTATGAGCTGAAGGATGCTACCGTCCAGATGCTGGGCCATGCCCGCCAGGTGAAGGTCTCCAAGGAGAACACCACCATCGTTGGCGGTGCAGGCGATAAGGATGCCATCGCAGCCCGCATCGCTCAGATCCGCAGCCAGATCGAGGCCGCTACCAGCGATTTCGACCGTGAAAAGCTGCAGGAGCGTCTGGCAAAGCTGGCTGGCGGTGTGGCCGTCATCAAGGTCGGCGCTGCTACCGAAGTTGAGATGAAGGACAAGAAGCTGCGCATCGAGGATGCTCTGAACGCAACCAAGGCTGCTGTTCAGGAAGGTGTTGTTGCTGGCGGCGGCACTGCTCCTATCAATGCGATCCCCGCTGTGCGTGAGCTGTGCGACACGCTGGAAGGCGACGAGCGCACCGGTGCCAAGATCGTTCTGAAGGCTCTGGAAGCTCCTCTGCGCCAGATCGCTAAGAATGCCGGTCTGGAAGGCAGTGTCATCATCGACAAGATCATCTCTGCCAACAAGCCCAACTACGGCTTTGATGCTCAGAACGAGGTCTTTGTGGACGATATGATCGCTGCTGGCATCGTTGACCCCACCAAGGTCACCCGTTCCGCTCTGGAGAACGCAGCCTCCGTCGCTGAGATGGTGCTGACCACCGAAAGCCTGGTCGCTGATCTGCCGGAACCCCCTGCTGCACCCGCTGCTGCAGGCGGTGACATGGGCGGTATGGGCGGCATGTACTAATAACTGCCTAAAAACCGCATGAATCCTTGATTTTTGGAGCGTGCGAAAGCGGATTTACGCCAAACTTACGCCACTTACGCCAAAAATCAAAGCGCACTATAGGGTAACAAAATCGGCACTCGCTGAAAAGCGGGTGCCGATTTTTGTGTCACGAAAAGCTGATGGATGCTGCACGCTACACACCGTCAGCTTTTTCGTTTACAGGGGAAAAAGCGGGTGGTATAATAGAAATAGAGTTTTGTAAGAGCGCCTTCATAGTCAAGGCTATAAAAGAATGCGGATAAGCATAAAACCGGTGGATGATATGAAAATTCTGGATAACATCACCAATACCGTTCGAGATGATTTACGGGTAGAAATCAAAAAGGGCAGCAAAGTATCTATTGCGGCAGCCTGCTTCTCAATGTATGCGTACAAAGAGCTGAAAAAGCAGCTTGAAACCGTGGACGAGTTCAAATTTATCTTTACATCGCCCACTTTTGTGAAAGAAAAGGCTGAAAAGCAGAAGCGGGAGTTCTACATTCCCCGCATTTCCCGTGAAACAAGCCTTTACGGTACAGAGTTTGAAATCAAACTGCGCAATGAGATGACCCAGAGAGCCATCGCAAAGGAGTGTGCAGACTGGATCAGAAGGAAGGCTACGTTCAAATCGAACACCACCGGTGAAAATATGGCTGGCTTTATGACTGTGGATTCCGGCGCAGCACAGATCGCCTATATGCCGATTGGCGGATTTACGACAGTTGATATTGGCTGTGAGCGCGGAAATAACAGCTACAACATGGTCAACTGCATGGAGGCTCCGTTCGCACAGCAGTACATGAAGTTGTTCGATACCCTGTGGAACGACCGGGACAAAATGCAGGATGTCACAGATGTAGTACTGGAGAATATCAGCACGGCTTATGCTGAAAATTCCCCGGAGTTCATCTACTTTATGACGCTGTATCATGTGTTCGGCGAGTTTTTGGACGACATCTCAGAAGACGAGCTGCCGAATGAGGCAACCGGATTCAAGCAGAGCAAAATCTGGAGTCTGCTGTACGACTTCCAGAAGGATGCGGTGCTTGCTATCATCAATAAGCTGGAAAAGTACAACGGCTGCATCCTTGCGGACAGTGTTGGCCTTGGCAAGACCTTTACCGCACTGGCAGTCGTAAAGTATTATGAGAATCGAAACAAGTCGGTTCTGGTGCTGTGTCCCAAAAAGCTGGCGGAAAACTGGAATACCTATAAGGACAACTATGTGAACAACCCGATTGCATCGGATCGGCTGAATTATGATGTTCTGTTCCATACAGACCTGTCCAGAAGCGGCGGAAAGTCGAATGGCCTCGACCTGGATCGCCTGAACTGGGGCAACTATGATCTGGTCGTCATTGATGAATCGCACAATTTCCGTAATGGAATCGGAACTCATAGCAAGACGCAGGACAATCGTTACCAGCGGCTGATGGACAAGGTGATCCGTGCCGGAGTTAAGACCAAGGTGCTGATGCTTTCGGCAACGCCGGTCAACAACCGCTTTGTTGACTTGAAAAATCAGTTGGCCCTTGCCTATGAGGGAAACTCCGAATATCTGGATGAAAGGCTGAACACCTCAAAGAGCATTGAGGACATTTTTAAGCAGGCGCAGAAAGCCTTTAACGCATGGAGCAAACTGAAACCAGAAGAGAGAACCACGGATGCGCTGCTGCGGACATTGGATTTCGACTTCTTCGAGCTGCTGGACAGTGTTACCATCGCACGTTCTCGGAAGCATATCGAGAAGTACTACAACACCAATGCTATCGGAAAGTTCCCAGAGCGGTTGAAGCCGATCTCCGTTCGGCCATGTCTGACAGACCTGAATAATGCCATCAACTACAACGAAATTTATGAGCAGCTGATTCAGCTGAGCTTGTGCGTCTATATGCCCTCCAACTACATCTTCGCAAGTAAGATCCAGAAATATCAGGAGCTGACGCACAATAAGGGAGAAAATCTGACCCAGAGAGGCCGTGAGCAGGGTATTTGTCGGTTGATGAGTATCAACCTGCTGAAACGGCTGGAAAGCTCTGTACATTCGTTCCAGCTGACCCTGATGCGCATCAAGAAACTGATTGATGGTACGATTCAGTCCATTGACCAGTTTGAACGCTCCGGACACGCTGATCTGGATATGTACGACATGGCCGGAGACGATTTTGACATGGACGATGAAAACACCGACTTTTTCACCGTCGGCAAAAAAGTCAAAATCGATCTTGCGGATATGGATTGGAAGAGTTGGCGTGATGAACTTCGGAAAGATGCAGAAATTCTGGAGCTGTTGACCTTTATGGTGGCAGATATCACACCGCAGCACGACACAAAGCTACAAGAACTGTTCCAGCTGCTGTCCGAAAAAATTGAGCATCCGATCAATGCCGGCAACAAGAAAGTGCTGATTTTTTCTGCATTTTCGGATACTGCAGAGTACCTCTTTGACAATGTGAGTGCGTTTGTAAAACAGAAATATGGGCTGAATACCGCTGTAATTACCGGCTCGATTGACGGGCGCACCACGATCAAGGGCTTCAAGGCAACACTCAACAATGTGCTGACCTGTTTTTCTCCCATCTCCAAAGACCGGGATATTCTGATGCCCGGTAGTGCCACGGAAATTGATGTGCTGATTGCGACAGACTGCATTTCTGAAGGTCAGAACTTGCAGGACTGCGATTATCTGATCAACTATGACATTCACTGGAACCCGGTACGCATTATCCAGCGTTTTGGACGAATCGACCGTATCGGCAGCAGAAATCAGTACATCCAGCTTGTGAACTTCTGGCCTGATCTGACGCTGGACGATTACATCAACCTGAAATCCCGTGTGGAGACCCGCATGAAAATCACTGTTATGACCTCCACGGGCGATGATGACCTTATCAACCCCGAAGAAAAGGGCGATTTGGAGTACCGCAAGGCACAGCTGAAACGCTTGCAGGAAGAGGTCGTTGACATCGAAGATATGTCGGACGGCATCTCCATTATGGATCTGGGCCTGAACGAGTTCCGGCTCGACCTGCTGGATTACATCAAACACAATGGTGATCTGGACAAGAAGCCCCGTGGACTTCATGCGGTGGTTCCGGCTACGGATGAACTGCCGGAGGGTGTGATCTTCGTGCTGAAAAACATCAATAACAGCGTCAATGTGGACAATCGAAACCGCATCCATCCGTTCTACATGGTTTACATCGGCATGGATGGGCAGATCATCTGCGACTACCTGAACCCCAAAAAGATGTTGGACGATATCCGGCTGCTGTGCCGTGGAAAGACTGAGCCAATCAAAGAGGTGTATGAACGCTTCAACCGGGAAACAGACGATGGAAAGGACATGGCAGAAATGTCCGAATTGCTGAGTGAAGCCATTGACTCGATCATTGATGTCAAAGAAGAAAGCGACATCGACAGCCTGTTCTCTGCGGGCGGAACAACGGCATTGCTCAGTCAGGTGTCCGGACTGGATGATTTTGAATTGATCTGCTTCCTTGTTGTGGAATGAAATTTGAAAGGAGAAGAATATGAAATACGGCTTTTTGTTTGGAGCGGGTGCCGAAATGGGATATGGTCTTCCTTCGGGTGGAAGATTTGCTCTGGATATTTTCAGACATGACTCATCAAAAAGTAAGCAAGAGTTCAAAGATATGCGTGGAGCGGTTGATACTACGACAAACTATGCATATCAGTGGCTTCCGGCTGATTTCAGAAATAAAAATATTAGTTCTTTTGGACGTTCTGTATTTCAGAATATAATAACAGATACAATTGGGAATAACAGGACCAGAATTATTGAGAAAATCAATCGTTTCGACGAGGTTGCAAGAGCTGAAGAAGAAAATTTGAACCGCAAAAAGGGTGTAAATGTAACCGGAATTATAGAAGAAATCCTTGACAGAAAAGTGGATGATATCCATTTGGGACAAAATATTGCGTTTATTCCGGAACTTGCAGCTGGAAATGAATTGTTCAACAGTTCATATTTTTCCGCTCTTCTTATGCTTTATAAGAAAAAAGATGTCTTTTCAGCTGAAACAAGAAAAAAGCTTGGGAAGATTCTGCTCTCTATTATTCAATTTCAAATTGGTGCGCTAGGTGAAGCATTATCACACAAAATTAACGATAGCGTTTTTTCAAAAAAGGATGATGAAATTGATATTTTTGATGATATCGGAGAAATTATTCAATTGAACTATTCTTCGTCTGGTCTTAGTGGAATGGAATATCTTTTGGATAAGCCAGAATTTAATGGCATAGATGATGAAACCATTATTCTTCAGTTTGCACATAATATTTTGGAATCCATTTACGCTTCGGTACTTGATTATAAGTCGCTGATTGATGCTAACTGGCATTACTTGTATAGCCCTGCTTCCGATTGGGCAAAATTCTGCAAAATTTGTATTTTCTTGCTCAATGTAAGAGATTACATTTCTGGTGCGGCTAAAGACATTGATTTTTCAGTTCGTCGTGGATATTATCAAATGTTGAGGGAAGCACTTGATGCAGAAAAATTTGAAGTTTCTGCGATTGCAACAACAAATTACAACCATTTTATCGTAGATCTTCTGAAGAAGAATGTTGTTTTTCTGAATGGTAGTACGGAGCTGTGGTATGACCCGTATCTTAACAGAATCGGTGAAAAAGATGAACTTTCAACGCAGGAAAACCATATTCTCGTTCCATTGATTTTTACACAGAGTGGAACCAAACCAATCACATCAATTGAAATGTCGAGTGAGTATGTCGATACGTACAGGGCATGGAAAGAATCCGATGCCATTGTAATTGTTGGATTTGGATTCGGACAGGATGATGAGCATATAAACGGCATACTTCGTACACTTGTTGATGTGGACGATAGAAAACTCATAATTGTGACATTGAGCGGAACTTCAAAAGAGATTGCTCAGAAACTGAAAGTCAGAAAGAAAGAGAATATACAAATTGTGATTGTTGATCGGTTTGGAGCTACTTCTGATGAGAAACAGTGGACAGAGGTTCTTGCAGAACAGGGTCACTCTTGATGGGAGAAAATTATGCTTGGTTTGCCTGTATCTACCGAGTTCAATAAACGCATCCCGAAGCAGAAGTTCTATGAGAACATTGCTGTCACTCCGGCTATGAAGAAAGCCTTTGTCGAGCAGATCAAAATCATCTACTGGCGCAATAAGATTGCTGCCACCACCCTGAATCTGGCGGCTGGGGAGCAGGTGACGGAGATCGAGGGGTTCGAGGTACGGCTGTCTGCCCCGAAGCTGGATGAGAGTGTCCTGCGCCAGATCGACCGGGAAATTCCGTATCACATCCTCTTTTTGCTGGAATACGAGGGCAAGTATCGTGCTGTCATCGGCTACAAGGAGGCTGCGGCGGGCAAGACAGCCTTTAAGGTTGATCGCTATTATTCTACGGACTGGCTGGACGAGGACGACCTGCCGGTGCATCTGGAAGGACTTACGCTGGATGCTGTATACGAGAACTTTGTCCGTCAGATCGCGGGTGATGCGCTTGGTGCAGGAGAAAGCATATCCCTGAAAGACAGCGTGGAGCAGCAGAAGCAGCGAGAGCAGCTGGAAAAGCAGATTGCAGTACTGGAAGCTAAAATCCGTAAGGAAAAGCAGCCGAGGAAGAAATTTGAAATGGTGCAAAAGTTGAATACCATGAAAGGTGAACAGGAAAGGGAAAAATAAAAATGAAGCGAATTTTAGAAAGTGGTCAATTTGCAAATTATAGAAACCAATCAAGACTGGATTCTGCATCCATGGAGTTTTCTAACGTTTACAAATCTTATTTTGGAAAAACGACAGTTTTTATTTCCCATAGACACGATGATCTTGAGGATTTAAGTGGCCTCATTGGTTTTTTGGAGCAGAACTACAATGTCAAAGCTTACATTGACAGCAAAGACTCCTCTATGCCGAGTGTGACTTCTGGTGCAACTGCGTCAAAAATAAAAGAACGTATTCGTCAGTGTAATAAATTTATCCTTCTTGCAACGGATGGAGCGGTAGAATCAAAATGGTGCAATTGGGAACTTGGATATGGAGATTCTCAGAAGTTTAGTAGTAAAGATATCGCCATATTACCATTAAAACGGAAAGGATATGATGATTCTTCCTATAAGGGAAATGAATACATGCAGATATATCCATATATTTCGTTTTATGAGGGAAATGAAACTTATACAACTGGTGGATATGTAAATAGAGGATATTATGTTGTAACCGATGATGAAAAAGGAGTTCATAATATTATTCCACTCGAAAATTGGCTGAAAGTTGATTGAGGAATGAAATAATGGATACTGAAACTGATCTGGAAGTAAATGAAAAAACAAAGCATGAAGACAAGGTTGCACATCTTCAGATGATACAGGGTGTCATTGATCGTATGTCAACATCAGCAGCAATTTACAAAGGATTTGCAGCAACTATTGTGACAGGGATAGCAGCGATTTCTTTTACAGAGGTGAGCGCATGGATATTGTTGATTGCGTTCCTTCCAGTAATCTGCTTTCTGGTGATGGATACATACTATCTCAAATTAGAAAAACAGTATCGGATTTTGTACGAAAAGGTACGAAATGAAAAAATCGTTCCAGATTTTTCTTTGGATTCGAGATGTTCAAATACGGAACTTTATGATGCAAATGCAACATGGCTTAAATGCTTGCAGTCTCCAAGCATCTGGATGTTCTATGCTCCCATTATTGCCATTGGAGTGGTAATAGTATCGTTGAAATTTGCAGGAGTGATTTAATATGGTGAAACGACAGATTTTTTATAGTTTCCATTATGCGAACGATGTGATGCGAGTTCAGCAAATCAGAAATATTGGTATGCTTGAGGACAATTCTCCAGTCTCGCCAAACGAATGGGAGAAGATTAAACGTTTTGGTGACAGAGAAATCGAAAAATGGATAGATGATAATATGAAATATCGCTCTTGCGTCGTTGTTTTGATTGGAACGGAAACAGCTTCCAGACCGTGGGTTCAATATGAGATAAAAAAAGCATGGGTAGATGGAAAGGGCCTACTTGGAATTTATATACATAACATCCGAGATCCACGTACGGGTATTTGTAGGAAGGGGGCTAATCCGTTTGCTCAATTCGAGCTTAATGGAAAGAATTTTGCTGATATTGTTCCATGTTATGATCCGAATCCGTGGAATGCTTATAACGATATTCGTAATAATCTCGAAGATTGGATTGAAGATGCAATACGAATTAGGAGCATCTATTGAGAGAGTACAGTGGAAATAATACGAATATTTGTGTGTTTATGAGATTAGGAGAATAAAATGGAAACTCTAAAAATGCACAGCCTTGACGGTGTGCAGCGCAACATTGAGCTGATTGGTAAGCTGTTCCCCAATGCAATTACCGAGGTAAAACGTGACGGCAAAGTAGAACACGCTATTGATTTTGATGTTCTGCGGCAGGAGCTTTCCGATTCCATCGTGGAGGGTCGGGAAGAGCGTTACCAGTTTACATGGCCGGACAAGAAAAAGGCAATGCTGGCGGCAAATGCGCCCATCACAGCAACGTTGCGCCCGGTGGTGGCCGACAGTGTAGGCAAGGACGGTACGCCCAGCGGTTTTGACAGTGAAAACCTCTACATCGAGGGAGATAATCTGGAAGTACTGAAGCTCTTGCAGGAAACCTATCTGGGCAAAGTCAAGATGATCTACATTGATCCGCCGTACAATACAGGAAATGATTTTGTCTATGAGGACGATTTTGCCCAGAGTGCGGCGGACTATATGGATAATAGCGGTCAATATGATGAAGAAGGCAACAGGCTTGTTTCTAACCCTGAAAGCAATGGTCGCTTTCATACGGATTGGCTCAATATGATTTATCCACGTTTGAAAATTGCAAAAAATTTGCTGACAGATGATGGTGTTATCTTTATCAGTATAAATGACCAAGAAGTAGTAAATACAAGAAAAATATCTGATGAAATTTTAGGAGCAGACAATTTTATTGCAAGCTTGATTTGGCAACAGCGTAAAGGAGGTGGAAATGATTCTCGATATATTGCAGTTGATCATGAATATATTTTAATCTATTCTAAAAATACAAATAACTTATCAGATAGATGGTATATCTCACAGACGGAAGAATATCTAAAACGATATAAAGAAGTGGAAAATGATGGGAGGAGATATTATTGGGATACATTAGTTAGAAATGGATTACAAAATCCTATCGTCATTACCCTTACGGCTCCGGATGGAACGAGCGTGACTATAAACTCACAAAAATCAAAAGAAACCGTTATTAAAGGGTTGAAAGAAGGTACGGTAAGATTCACAAAAACAGCAAATGGATGGAGCCTGCATCATAAGGTCTATATGAAAAATGGTCAGGTATTAAGATCAATTTTAACGGAATACGGAAACAATAGAAGTTCGGGACTTGAATTGATGGATTTGTTTGGAAAAACTATATTTGACTACTCAAAACCATCGACACTACTGAAATTATTATGCCAGTTAAATACCAAAAATGATGATATTATCCTTGATTTTTTCTCCGGTTCCGCTACTACCGCCCATGCTGTAATGAAACTGAACGCTGAAGATGGTGGACACCGAAAGTTTATCATGGTGCAGTTGCCGGAAAAGACGGACGAGAAGAGCAAAGCCTACAAGGCAGGCTACAAGAACATCTGCGAAATCGGCAAGGAGCGTATCCGCCGTGCGGGCAAGCAAATACTGTCCGCAGGGGGGGGGACAGTTATCGTTCTCCGAGACGCAGCCTGACCAGAGCGCCCCCATCGACATCGGTTTCCGCTGCTTGCGTCTGGACAGCAGCAACATGGAAAACGTCTACTATACGCCGGAGGAGACCCAGCAGCAGGATCTGTTCTCTCTGGTGGATAACGTTAAATCCGACCGCACCCCGGAAGATTTGCTGTTCCAGGTGATGCTGGATCTGGGTGTGCTGCTGTCCAGTCCCATTGAGGTGAAAGAGATTGCGGGCAAAAAGGTGTTCAACGTGGCAGACGGCTTCTTGCTGGCCTGCTTCGACCATGATGTGACGGAGGAGACTGTCAAGGCCATTGCCCAGATGAAGCCCTACTATGCCGTGTTCCGTGACAGCTCCATGGCAAACGACAGCGTTGCAACAAACTTTGACCAGATTTTTGAAACGTATAGCCCGGAAACGGTAAGGAAGGTGCTGTGATGGATTTTAATGGTATTAACTTACCTGATTTAGCCCCAAGAATAGATACCTCGTTTATTGATGAAATGAATAGGCGAAATCAGGAAATGATTGATAGCATTACGCCACTGAACGAGATTCTTGCAGAGGAAATAAAACCAATACTTGAAGGAAATCAGAAAGTGGTAGAGGGACTTAATGATAACTATTCAAAACTTAACGATTTGTACCTGCTGAAAGAGAAAGAGCTGGAAGAAAGCAAACAGGAAGCTGAAAAAGCAAAAAAGTATAATATAAAGATGCTGATTATTGCCCTTGTTTCTGCGGGTATTGCGTTAGCTTCGCTTGTTGCTACTATTCTTATCGCTGTTCTTTAATGGTGAAAATGTGATATGGATGATAAAAAGAAAAAAGAACTTGCTATTCGCAGTTCAGCGGCAGAATATTTGACCTTTGTGGCTTCTACGGGTGAGAGCGATGCAAGCTATGAAATGCGCTATGAGGATGAAAACATCTGGCTGACGCAGAAGATGATGGCGGCACTGTATGATGTGGATGTGCGCACGGTCAACGAGCATATCAAAAAAATCTATGCGGACGGCGAACTGACCGAGCAGGCAACTATCCGGAAATTCCGGATAGTTCAGACCGAGGGCACTCGTCAGGTCAATCGGGAACTGACGCATTATAATTTGCAGCTGATTATTGCAGTCGGCTTTAAGGTGAATAATCAGCGTGCTGTGCAGTTCCGCAAATGGGCGGGTCAGATCGTGAAAGACCATACGATTCAGGGCTGGACAATGGATGTGGAACGCCTGAAAAAGGGTCACATGTTCACGGATGAATACTTCGAGCGGCAGCTGCAGCAGATTCGGGAAATTCGTCTGTCGGAGCGCAAGTTCTATCAGAAAGTAACGGATCTGTACGCAACAGCGTTTGATTATGACAAGGATGCAAAAACGACCCGGCGGTTCTTCCAGACGGTTCAGAATAAGATGCACTATGCTGTGCATCGCCACACGGCGGCAGAACTGATCGTGGAGCGTGCCGATGCCAACAAGGAGCACATGGGGCTTACCACATGGGAAAATGCGCCGGATGGGAAAATCCTGAAAGCAGATGTGACGGTGGCCAAGAACTACCTGAGCAAAGAGGAAATGTATTATCTGGAACGCATCGTGTCGCTCTATCTGGATTATGCCGAGCTGCAGGCCGAGCGCAAGATCCCCATGAGCATGGAGGACTGGGCAAAGCGGCTGGATGGTTTTCTGGAGTTCAACGGCAATGAACTGCTGACAGGCCCCGGTAAAATCAGCGCAGAACAGGCCAAACTCCATGCAGAAACCGAATACGAAAAGTATCGTGTCATTCAGGATCGCCTGTATGAGAGCGATTTTGACCGCTTCCTGATGCTGGAGCAGGAGGTAAACCACAAAGATGAAGTTTAGTTTTAAGATTCAGCAGTACCAGACGGATGCTGTGGATGCGGTGGCACGGGTCTTTCAGGGTCAGCCCTATAATGCAGGCGTGTCTTACCTGCGTGATGTGGGAAACCTGTCTGCACAGCCACAGCAGTTGAGCCTTGTTTCCAGTGGGGACGATGCAACACAGGTGGAGTTGCTGGATTTGATCAACGATTCCGGTTTTAAGAACGAAGCACTCCAACTGACCGACCAGGAGCTGCTTCAGAACATCCGCACATTGCAGGCAGAAGCAAACATCCATCAGTCGGACAAGCTGGTAGCACCGCTGGGAAGATGCTCGCTGGATATCGAGATGGAAACCGGAACGGGAAAGACCTATGTTTACATCAAGACCATGTTTGAGCTGAACAAACGGTATGGTTGGAGCAAATTTATCGTTGTTGTGCCGAGTATCGCCATCCGTGAAGGCGTAAAGAAGTCCTTTGAGATCACTACCGATCACTTTATGGAGTGCTACGGCAAAAAGGCACGGTTCTTTATCTACAACAGCAGCAACCTGAATCAGTTGGATTCCTTTTCCAGCAATTCCGGCATCAATGTCATGATCATCAACACGCAGGCGTTTGCGGCATCCATGAATGAGGACAAGAACGTGGAAGGTCGCAAGGGTGATGCCGCTGCGAGAATTATCTACACCAAGCGGGATGAGTTCGGCTCCAGCCGCCCGATTGATGTGATTGCCGCCAACCGCCCGATCCTGATTCTGGACGAACCGCAGAAGATGGGCAAAGAGGACTCTGCCACTCAGAAAGCCCTGAAAAAGTTCAATCCACTTTTCACACTGAATTACTCTGCTACCCACGCCAAGCAGCATAATCTGATTTACGTTCTGGATGCGCTGGACGCTTACAATAAGCGACTGGTCAAGAAAATCGAAGTCAAGGGCTTTGAGGTCAAAAATCTGCGTGGTACGGACAAGTATCTGTATCTGGAAAGCATCATCATCTCCCCGAAGAATCCGCCACGGGCAAAAGTGGAGATGGAGGTCAGCCACCAGAACGGCACGAAGCGAGAGTTCCATATGCTGGATGTGGGCGATAATCTCTATTATAAATCCGGGGAAATGGAGCAGTACAAGGGCTTCGTGGTGTCGGAAATCGACCCGATCACGGGCGTTGTGACCTTTACGAACGGAGACACCATCCGCAAAGGCGATGTCACCGGCGATGTTTCCGAAAATGATATGCGCCGGGTGCAGATCCATGAAACGATCCTTTCGCACTTTGAAAAAGAGCAGGAACTTTTCAAACTGGGCATCAAGACGCTTTCGCTGTTTTTCATCGACGAAGTAGCAAAATACCGCCAGTACGATGAAGACGGAAACGAGTTGCTGGGCGAGTACGGCAAGATTTTTGAGCAGGAGTATCTGTCTGTTCTGAATGAGCATCGCACCCTGTTCGACCCTGCTTATACAGCCTATCTGGATTCAACCGATGTGCATGATGTCCACAAGGGCTATTTCAGCATCGACAAGAAAGGTCACAGCGTCAACAGTTCGGTCAAGCGTGGCTCAGATATGTCGGATGACATTTCTGCCTATGACCTGATCCTGAAAAATAAGGAACGTCTGCTGTCCTTTGAAGAGCCGACCCGGTTCATCTTCTCCCACTCTGCCCTGCGGGAAGGCTGGGATAACCCGAATGTGTTCCAAATCTGCACCCTGAAGCACAGCGACAGCACCACGCAGAAGCGGCAGGAAGTAGGCCGTGGTCTGCGTCTGTGCGTGAATAAGGACGGAAGCCGCATGGATGCGGAAGTGCTGGGAGATAAGGTGCAGGATATCAACGTCCTGACCGTTATTGCCAGCGAGAGCTATGCAGGATTTGTAGACGGACTGCAAAAGCAGACCGAAGCAGTGCTGTATGATCGCCCCCGCAAGGCGGACATTGCATATTTCACCGGCAAGACCATCAGGCTGGATGGCAAAACTGTCGAGGTGGATGACCATCAGGCACGGGCGATTTATCAGTACCTTGTCCGCAACAACTATGTGGATGAGCAGGATAACGTCACGCAGGACTACCGGGACGATGTGCAGACCGGAACACTTGCACCGGTGCCGGAAACGCTGAAGCCCATTGAAGAGGGCGTGCACACGCTTGTGCAGGCAATTTATGATGACAGTATGCTCAAGTCTATGTTTGAGGATGGCAACAAGCCGAAAGTGCTGGAAAATCCGCTGAACGACCGGTTTGAAAAGGCAGAGTTCCAGAAGCTCTGGCAGACGATCAACCACAAATACGCCTATACGGTGGATTTTGATTCTGAGGAATTGATTCAGAAAGCAATCGTACACATCGACAGCGAGTTGTACGTCAGTCGGTTGAAATATACCGTCACCTATGCTGGTCAGAAAGATGTTCTGAGTGCCGATATGGTGCGGGAAGGCAGCAGCTTCAGAGATGCCAAGAGCAGAACAAAAAAATTAGAACATGACTACGCAGGTCAGGTTGCGTATGACCTGATCGGCAAAATTGCAGAGAACACAACGCTGACCCGGCGCACTGTCGCACGGATTTTGCAGGGCATCAAGCCGACGACCTTTGCGATGTACCAGAACAACCCGGAAGAATTTATCACAAAGGTGATCCGGCTGATCAAGGAGCAGAAAGCTACCATGATCGTGGAGCATATCACCTATGATACCATTGAGGGCAGCTACGACAGCAGCATCTTTACGGCAGAGAAACACGCTCTGACGATGGATAAGGCTTACAAGGCACAAAAGGCGATTCAGGATTACGTTTTCACCGATGGCACAGCGGAAAAGAGCGTGGAACGGAAGTTTGCGGAAAATCTGGACGGTGCAGAGGAAGTCTTTATCTATGCAAAACTGCCGAAAGGCTTCTATATTCCGACCCCGGTTGGACACTACTCCCCGGACTGGGCAATCGTGTTCCATGAGGGCAAGGTGAAACACATCTATTTTATTGCAGAAACCAAAGGCACGATGGAAAGCCTGAACTTACGCCCAATCGAGAAGTCCAAGATCGACTGCGCCAAGAAGCTCTTCGCAAGATTGTCAGATGGTCTTGTGACATACGACCATGTGGACAGCTATCAAGAGCTGATGAATAAGGTACTGCAGTGACCAGTACAAAATGAATCATGAAGCGGCTGTTTGCGTAGATGCAGATGGCCGCTTCTGCATTTGACATCCTGATCGGGAGTGTGAGCGATAATATAGGGCTGCGATGAGTTTGAACGAATCAGCGATGCAATCGCACAGTCTGCATCCACCGGATGCAGTTCAAGGGGTTGGGTGTTCCCAACAAGTATTTTGCAACGCAAATGGTGTTTGTATAGACAGACACATTGCTTGCAGATGCAGACGATGTATATACGTCTGCCCTGCTTGCGGGCGCTATAAAGCCTCTCAATGCGCCTTCCAAATTTGAAAATCATTTTGCAATCAGGACCGTCAGCTTTCAAGTTCAACTTGAAGCTGGCGGTTATTTTTCTGCACAAAAATTTTCGCATTTGCAACCGCCGCAAGCAGGGTGATCCGGTACCACCTCGCAATTTTTGAATCTGATTTTTTCAAATCAAAATTCAAAAACACTTGTTGGACTTCGCCCAAACCCGATATTCAGCGCAAGAACGCGCTAGTTCCGCACCTTAACGGACACCGAATAAGTGAATTTTCTCAGAAAAACGCGCTTTATGAAATTGTCGTTGATTCATTCAATATCGCATCAAACCGGACCTATTACTTCCGGTTTTGAAGGTAAAAAGCGGAACTAATAGGTCCTAAAAAATCGAGTGACTTTATGGTATGCTCTATCCAGAACCTTTTCTAAGAAGCGGAAGCATCCCTTCCGGTTTTTCCTTGGGATTCTCCTAAAATACACTGAAAACCGGAAGGAATGCTTCCTAAAAATTTCTTCTTGGTTATGGTATGCTTTCTACAAACCTTCATCGAACCTTGAGAACCAAATGACCGTCTGCATGGGATACCCGGCGATGACCCCCAAGTGGGAGAGCCGAAAAACGCCGCTGGAAGGGGGTAGGAAACCCATGCAGAGAGAACGGCATTCCAAATTTGAAATTACGATGATACGCAAAACCGGAACCAGTAGTTCCGATTTCACTTTGAAATTTACTTCGTATTTTTTAAAAACCGGAACTACCAGTTCCTAAAAATAAAATTTACGATGTGATACAATTTTTTCAATGGTTTGCAGCAGAAAACCGGAAGCACTACTTCCGCTTTTTTATAACCAAAAACCGGAGGTACGACCTCCTAAAAATCTTCTATGAATGTGTTAATCTAATTTCAGAGCCTTCATTGATCCTTGAAAACCGAATGACCGTCTGCATGGGATACCCAGCGATGACCTCGCAAGAGAGAGCCGGAAAACGCCGCCGGAAGGGGGCAGGAAATCCATGCAGAGAGAACGGCGTAAGAACAATGATATTCTATTTCAGAAAGGATGGTTTGCCTATGACAAAACTGAGCCAGCTTAAAATCGATCCGGAGTTCCAGAATCAAATCAACCCTCCGTCGTTTGAGAAAACCCACCAACTGGAAATGAACATCCTCAAGGAGGAACGTGTACTGAATCCGATCATCACGTGGAACGGCTATATTGTGGATGGACATACACGCTATCAAATTCTTCGGAAATATCCATTTATTCCATTTGAAGTCATCGAAAAAGAATTTTCCAGCCGTTATGAAGTACTCGCCTGGATCTGTAAAAATCAGCTTGGGCGGCGAAACCTGACCCCAGAACAGAAAAAGTTCCTGATCGGAAAGCAGGCAGAAGCGGAAAAGCAAATCAAATCGTTTCACGGCAATCAGTATACTTTGGCATCTGAAAGTGGTCTGCTTCAAAATGAACCAGACCGCACAAAGCACGGTTCACGGTCGAAGGTCGCTGCGGAACACGGAACATCCGAAAGTTATGTTTACCGTGCAGAGCAATTTGCAAGAGGTGTGGAAGCAGCTGAAGAGGCAGTACCCGGAGCGCAGGAAGAAATCCTGAGCGGAAAGATCCGGGCAACCGACCGTGAAATTTCCGCGATTGCAAAGGTTCCAAAGGAAAAGTGTCCCGAAGTTGTAGCAGAGCTGCGTAAGCCTAAAGCCAAACGAGATTCCAGTATCACGGATTCGTATTCTTCGCCTTCAAAGGACAATGAGTTTATAACGACCGTCAAGCAAGACATTCAGGGGCATAAGAAAGGACTCAACAAGGAAGAAAAACAGAATCTCAAGGATGCCGTCAAGAGCATCTATTCACCTCGCCGTTTGGCAGATGGCGAAGCCATGATGTGCGAGATTCAGGGAGCGCAGGAGGATTTTGTCCGGCGGTGGGAAATGTGCTTTCGTGAATACCCGGATATTCTTACCGAGCCAAAGAACAATGATAAACTGCTGATTTTTATTGACCGTGCCAGCCGGTATCTTCAGGCTGTAAAAGACAGACTGAATGATGACAAAAAACAACACTCCTAACCCGACAGATGGTCGTATGAAAGATAAGAAGGTGAATGCCATTTCAGATTATTTGAAACCCAATATGCCGCTGCCCCAGTATCTGCCCTATGCCCGATTTTTGTTGGATGCCGATTTAAGTCATACGGCAAAAATGCTCTACACACTCTTGCTCGACCGTGCTACACTCTCCCAGAAAAACAACTGGGTGGACGATCAGGGACGCATTTATGTGATCTATCCGCTTTCCAATCTGGCAAAAGATTTGGACTGCTGTATTTCCAGCGTGACACGCGCCTTTACAGAATTGAAAAAAACTGACCTTGCCGAACGAGTGCGCTACGGCTTTTCTAAACCCAGCCACATTCTGCTCAAGGTTCCGCATACTGTGCAGAATTGCGCAGTCATAGTATGCACCAGCGCACAAGCTGACTGTGCAGAAACGCACAGTACGATTGCGCAAAAATGCGCACCTAACCAACGTAATAAGAACAACCTGAATGATAACCACCTGATAAGATCAAACAATGCTCGTCTATCGTTGGGAGAATACCAGAATGTCTTTCTAACGGAAAAGGAGTACAAGCGGCTCAAGGCTGACTTTGCAGGGCTGGATTGTCTGATCGAGCAGCTATCCGCTTATATCCAGTCTACTGGAAAGAAGTACGCCGACCATGCTGCTACACTTCGTATCTGGGCAAAGCGGCAGAAGACAGAGAAAAAGACAACACCGGGTATCCCGGACTACACCTTTGTGGAAGGAGAAAGCCTATAAAGACGATTGAGAAAATTTTGGGAAACCCCGTTTCCAGTATGCCCAGAAACGCAGCGGACTATCACGGAGACAACGGTCTGCTTTATTGCGGCAAGTGCCAAACGCCCAAAGAAGCCTTCTTTCCCAAAGGTCTTGTCCTGATGGGAAAGAACAAACATCCGGCAGAATGTGCCTGTCATAAAGCCGAACGGGAACGGCAGGAGGCAACTGTTAAGGAGCAGAAGCACCTCGACCTTGTGCGGCGGCTGAAAGCAGAGGGATTTTCTGACCCGTCAATGCTGGACTGGACCTTTGAAAACGACAATGGCTGCAGCCCACAGATGCACCACGCACACCGCTATGTAGAGCAATGGCAAACCATGCGCGCAGAGAACATTGGGCTGCTGCTCTGGGGCGGTGTTGGCACAGGCAAGAGTTTTCTTGCCGGGTGCATTGCAAACGCTCTGATGGAGCAGGAAGTGCCTGTGTACATGACAAACTTTGCTCATGTCCTGAACGAATTGAATAATAGTTTCTCCGGGCGCAATGAGGTCGTAGACCGGCTGTGCCGCTATCCGCTTCTCATCATTGACGACTTCGGGATGGAGCGCGGCACAGAGTATGCGCTGGAACAAATCCACAACATTGTAGACAGTCGCTACCGCAGACGAAAGCCTCTGATTGTTACGACTAATCTGATGCTGGATGAGATCCGGCATCCGCAGGATACCGCTCATGCCCGCATTTATGACCGCATTTTGGAAATGTGCGTCCCAATCTCCTGCATTGGGGCCAGTTTCCGCAGGGAAACCGCACAGGAGAAGCTGGAACGGCTGAAAGCATTGATTGGATGAGTCGGAAAGAAAGCTTGAAAAACTTGCTGGCACACAGCACAGCTACAAGGAAAGGAAAATGCCTATGAAAGATGTCCCGATTTGGGAAAAGAGCAATCTGACGCTGGAAGAAGCTGCGGCTTACTCCGGCATTGGCATCAACAAGCTGCGTGAAATCACGAATGAGGATAAATGCAAATTCGTCCTCTGGGTGGGCAACAAGCGTTTGATCAAGCGCCGTCTGTTTGATTGCTATATCGAGCAGGCATATTCTATTTGAGAACTGTGCAACGTCTTTTCTGTACGATATCGGTGGAAATCGCATGGTCGGTATGGTATACTAAAATTAACCCCTATATGCGCTTTTCACAGAAAGGAGTTTCTAAATGTCTGAAAAGCGCAAAGATAGCAAGGGCCGTGTTTTGAAGGATGGCGAAAGCCAGAGAGCAAACGGCACCTACGACTATCGTTATACCGATATCCACAAGAAACGGCGTTGTATTTACGCTAAATCCCTGACAGAGCTGCGGAAAAAAGAGGAAGAACTGTGGCGCGATCTGGCAGACGGCATCGACTACGCCGCCGGAGAGATGACGGTGGCTGATCTGGTTGACCGCTATATGAACCTGAAACGTGGGTTGAAACCCAATTCACTTCGGTCGTACAACACAGCGGTCAAGCGGATTCATGCTGACCCTTTCGGGCAAAAAGCCATCAAAACGGTAAAATTGTCCGATGCGAAAGGCTGGTTCGTGTTTCTGCATGACAGCGGTTTCAAGCAAAACACCATAGGAATCCTGCAAAGCGTTGTCAGACCGGCGTTTGAGATGGCGGTAGAGGATGACATCATCCGCAAGAATCCATTCAAGTTCAAGCTGTCGGACGTTGTGCCGAAGGACGCTTATGTGCGCAATGCCCTGACCAGAGAACAGCAGGAGAAATATCTGCAATTCGTTCAAGACTATGGCGGCAACTATTATGATGATATCGTCATTCTTATGGGAACCGGCTTGCGTGTGAGTGAGTTGTATGGCCTGACACGAGCAGATATCGACTTTGAACGGCACTGTATCCATGTCCGGCGGCAGCTTTGCCGGACGGCTGAAAAGCCTTACTTTGTCACACCGCCGAAAACAAAAAGCGGTATCCGCAATGTTCCCATGACAGATACCGTTTGTGCAGCGTTGCGGCGTGTAGTAAAAGCCAGAGCGTCCACGAAAGTGGAAGCGCTGGTGGATGGTTGCAGCGGATTCCTCTTTCTGGACAAGTCCGGAATGCCGAAGGTGGCAATGCACTTGGAAAACTATATGCGTGGCGTGCAGGGAAAGTTTGAGAAGGCGTACAGCAAACCTGTTCCGCGCATTACATCTCATGTGCTGCGACACACCTTCTGCACCAATGTTCAGCAGGCCGGGCTGGAT